CTACCCCCGGTCGGTATCAAACCTGCTAGTGTGGGGAATATCACAAAATGAGGGGGTGGGGGGTCGCTTCACTCTCGCTACCCGGGCGGCACGCCCCGCCAGGGCTTCACGTTGCGTTTTGGCCTTGTGACATAGAACACAGAGCGATTGGAGATTGCTAAGAGCATCGTATCCGGGGCCGCGGGTGTTGTCGATGTGGTCTACTTCGGCGGCTGGGCTGCCGCATTGTTGGCATGTGTAGCCGTCGCGGGCAAGGATTTTCTTGCGGATATGAGTTTTCACGTGGGTAGGGGCGCCGTTTCGCCATGCTGCCATATGGATTCCCTCCCTGAAGGTCAGAAAGTAGGAGGAGTGGAGCGGCAATCCCCTGCCCCACGAGTTATCCGGGGTGAGGAGCCATCAAAACACCCCTGATGACGAATCGCAGGCGCTAAACCCTCCACTGGTTTTTCTGCAGGCTGCGTCGTCGCGTCGATTATATCACCTGCTGTGACAGCAGGCAAAGGCATATTTTTCAGGCGGCCTAACACCTCACCGAGTCGATAGCATGCGATACGATCAGCGCTTAAGCGAGTGTCAACGTGTCCGCGCTCGGCCCACTTGCGTAGCAGCGCACGGCTAACCGTATATCCTTCAGCATGGGCAGCATGGATGATAGTGCGCCATGTCAACCACGGCTCACCGACGTCACACACCACGGGCTGCCCGGCGCGGAGGAAATCCAGGAGTCTGGACTCCAGGTAGCGGAGTTCGGCGTGGATGTCGGGGGCGAAGTCTAGGCCGGCGATGAGCCCGGCATTGAAGTCAAGGAAGCGTAGGAGTTGGTGGGCGTCGCAGGTGAGGATGCGGCTTGGTTGGATGTGGTTGGCGATGTCTCGGGCGACCTCGAAGAGCCTAAGGGTGAGGTCGATGTCTAAGGTGGTGGCGGCCCCGCCTGGTGCGCAGGGGTGGGCCCCGGGTTTCCTACCCCCCTGGGGGTTCGTTATACGGGTGGGGGTGGGGTACTTGGCGGACTCTAGTTCCATCCAGAGGCCCTGTAGGCCACGTAGCGTGGCGCGTAGTCCCGTCTCGGTGGTGGCGCCCATGGTTTCCTCCCATTCCCCAGCTGGTATGCGTGGGCTAATGGTAAAGCTGGGGCTTGGCCACTAGTGGCATTCACCGCACCCTGGGAGGCAAAGGGCGGGGGGTGTGGTTACTTTGTGGGGCGTGAGGCGTGCCATCGTTTGATTTCGGCGGCGGCCCATAGGCGGGTGCGTTCTAGCTGGAATGCGGGTTGTGGGGCTTGGCCACGGGCAACGTAGCTAGCGAAGGTGGACTTAGCGACGCCGATGTGCTGGGTGATAGCCGTGACGGTCCAGTATTCTATTCCGGCATCGGTGATGGTTGTTCGGTGCGGGATGTCTTTGGCAAGGGTGATGTCGATCATCATGGAACCTTTCGTGGAGGGGTGATAGAAGCTGGGGCTGAACTTGAAAACCCCACTAGCCGAAGCTGGTGGGGTTGCTGGTTAGCGGCGCCAGCGGCCGGTGCAGGTGATGTACCCGAGTATCACGGTGGTGATAGTAAGCATCACAGGCGTGACGATAGGCACGTTCTTGCTGCACAGGGTGGTTGCAACCGCTGCAATGTACGTGGCAACTGCTGCAACATACATGGGTCGAGCTTTCATGGGCTTTCCTCCTTCCTGGGGATTCACGTGGTAGGGTGGTGGGGTCTCCCCCGGGTGAGCTAAGTTGCTGTTAGCTCACCCGGGGGTTACCGTTGGCGCTTACCGCGGCGGTAGCGTTTCCGCTTCCGGTGCTTACCGCCTGGTGGCCTGGTATGCAGGTACATCAGGGCGGAGATACCGGTGGTAATCGCCGTGAGAGCCAAGCTGATCTTTTCGATCATTTGGGTTCACCTCCCCTCCACTATTGAGTTTTCTGTAAACCGGTTGGCTTACATTCTTTATTATACAGTGTCACACTGTATTCTTCAAGTGGGGGTATAGGTTTTTAAGGCGATGCAAATGTGTTCTTTACCACATTGATTCGCCGGGGGTTCGTTCAACCATGAGCATCAGCCGGCACGCACCCACCCACCATTTCGCCACAGCATCCGGGTCCTCTACCAGGCAACCACTTCCGCTGTAACTCATCAGGAGCACCTTGCGCTGCCTGTCGAGATCGAAAAACCAAAAGTCGCCTATCATGTCGCCCCAGACATTCTGCGGGATAAGATTCAGTCGCACCCCGTAGAGAGAACTGATATCCGAGTTCCCACATGTCAGAGGATCCTCATATTCGCTCGAATGCTGGATCAGATAGAGTGATTCACCAGATAAGAATGTTGGTAATTCTTCCTCTAGGGCGAGTGCTAAATCTGCTGCTTTTGCGTAGCGGACGCAATCAATTGTTAGGTCTAATACTGCAACTCCCCGCCATGATGGAGTAATTCTCTCTAGCAGTAAAACGGGAGTGCCAGAAGATATTTCAATGCATGGCTGCCCCACCAAACACCCCCTAAACTCGATCGGTACTACACCAAGAGCCAACCCACGGTACGGCTCTAACTCTGCAGGCATGGGCGGGTAAAGATCATACAAGCTCATGGTGGCTCCTTGGTATCACCTAGTTGGTTCTATTTTATGGCGGGAATTATTTTTCTTGGTCTGCGTAGAGCGGGTAATTGTCGAGTGTGTCGTTACCGCTGCGGTGCTCTCGCACATGGTTATAGCAGCATTTACAGAGGCCGCGGCACTCGTGGCGTTTAAGGTTTCGGCAGCGGAGGCAGATTACGGTTCGTTTAGTTCGTTTGCTTTTAGACATGAGGTTTTTCCATTCCGGTAGGGATCGTAAAGGTGTTAGTGCAGATAACAATGCTGCGGCGTGGTAGCCGCCCTGTTTCTTCTTCGAAGACTGTTTTGAGGTTGGCGTCAGCAATCTGGCAGGCGATGGGGTCGATTTCGATCATCCGTAGGCGGTAGTGATAGAGGTCATCGAGTTCATCCGGTGCGAGCCCAGATAGTTGCATTATTCTGGCGCAGTAGATGCCGGTGCCGCCGAAGGGGTCGAGGATTTCTACCCGTGGGTCAGCTAGTGTGGTGCCTTGGGCGGCAAGGGAGTCTTTCAGCGCTCTGACTTGAAAATCTACGATTTCTACGGGGGTGACCACCACTCCATCACGATGCGACCTGTCACTATTTTTCGCCGCGGTATACTCCTGGTAGGCAGTAGCAAGCACAGTTTGCCAGATGGCTTTAGGATCAGGGCTGGGGTTCAACTCGAAAACCTTCTGATCCCATTGGTTTATGGAAAACCGTGAAGGACGTCATATTGTTTTTGCCGTGGCGGGTGCCATACAGGGGTGGGTATGGGGCTAGCTCCAGTACCTCCCGGAGCGGGATGTGGATTTGATTCCATTTGAGAGTGAGCGTGCCACCTGGGGCAAGCACCCGGAAACACTCAACGAAGCACTGGCGCAGGTCTTCCCGCCACGTGGTCATGAGAACCCCATACTTCTGGCACATCCACCCAGTCGCCCCGGCGCGCTGGAGGTGGGGTGGGTCTAGGTTGATGAGGTGGAATGTGTTGTCGCGGAAGGGTAGGGCGCGGTAGTCGCACTGGATGTTTGGGCTGATGGTGATTTGGCGGCCGTCTGATAGTTGGTGGTGGGTTGCTCGCTGGTCGGCGTAGATCACGCCGGGGTGGTGTTTGTTGTGCCACATGAGTCGGGCGCCGCAGGTGACGTCGAGGATCATTTAATGAGCTTCCCTTCTCTGGTGTAGCCGGCACGCTGACGCCAGGCCTGCTTGGCGGGGGTGTCATCGTAGTCGGGGTCGGTCGCCCATTCGAGATAGTCCTCGAAGGTGATGCCTTCGTCAGATATGCACCGCCATTCACCCACGTAGTTCCATACTTCAGGGAAGGCCATGTCGCAAGCTAAGCAGCTTTTCAGTTCATAAAGGCCATCGCAGTTTACATATTTTTCCCAGCAGTATTCCTCACCAGGGTTGATTACCGCCCCGCACGCATAGCACTCGTGTGGTTTCCTAGCGCGCCGGGTTTTTTCGTCTAACAGCGTACACATTATTGTTTTTCCTTATAGATTCGTAGGAACACGCCGGTGATAGCTGGCCCGTTGCTGTCGGCTTCGGCGTAGCGTTTACGGGCGTGCCATGTGGTGATTCGGGAGTCGTTTTTGAGTACGCCGGCCCCTTCTAGGGCGTCCCCTAGCGCCCTGCATAGTTTGTCGAGGTCGTATGAGGATTTAGACGTGGGGAGCATGCTGCGGACGCTTTTAGGGCGGGGTAGGCAGAAAACCGCTTGCACCAGTACCGCTTCGTCGATGGGTTCTTTCAGTTGGCGGCTGCGGTAGGTGGCAAGTTGGAGCTGTGCGGATTGCCGCCACACCCGGGTGCCGGGGTTGTCTTCGATGACACGCCCGCCACCCACGTAGCGCTTGGATCCTTGGGGTTTGGGGTCACCAGCGATGTGGGCGATGAATACCGGCTCGGGCTGGGCACCCAAATACTGGCCAAACAGACTTTCGATTTCGGTGTCGGTGGCGTCCGGTAAAAGCCGCTCCCGAATGGCGTCGAAGAACGGATCATGGCTCACGATGCAACCCCCACTGCTACGAGTTCACCTGAACGCTCTTCTGCCGGGTTTGGATCATGGTTTGGGGTATCGGTGTGGGCGCCCCGGGTTTCGGCCTTCTGCGGGGCTTCTGGGGCGGTTTCTTGGGCAGTTTGGCGCCCCAGGATGCTGTCCAGCTTCTCGCGTAAGTGTGCGGGCATGCCCCGGCCAGTGAGTCGTGGCTGGGTCTCTGCTTTCGGTTTCGGCAGCTCGCCAGTATGGTCACAGTGCGCCACCACCGTTTTGCCCGCGGCGCTCTTGACTTCTACGAAGCCTCGTTCATCGCACAAGGGGCAGGCGTGGATAGCTGCTAGATGTGCCTGCCTTTCCGCGTCAGCGCGCTGTTCAAACCACCGCCGGGACCGCATGCAGTTACGGCACGGCGGCACCTCTTCCCGCGGCAGGTAGGCGTGTTTCCGGCACCGCGGATCGTCAGGGCTCGACCACTCCGCAGGGGTGCCGATCACCTGGTACGCCCGGACAGCAGCAACCACAGCCTGATCCTTCGCGGTTACGGTTTTCTCACTGGTGGGGTTAAGACAGGCAGGCACCCGCCCATCAGCACAATCCGTGTCGGACGCCTGGGCGGTCTGGTGATCGGCGAGGTCGGGCAGCCCAGCCCACGGATCCTCAAGAACCGGGGCAGGCGCGGGCTCTACCGCAGGCTGGGGATCAACCGCCACAGGCCGCGGGGCGCCCACCAGCTTCGGCTCTTGAGACTCCGGGGCGGCAGAGTGGCCGACTGCGGTAGCAGGCGCCACCCCATCGGGGACCAACCCAATTTCAATTTGAGAAGAGGGAGAGGGGACGTCGGGCACGGGACAAAGCGCAACAGGGGCTGCTACCGTGGTGCGGGCTTTTCTTTCCCCTTTCTTTTTATAGTTCTCTTTCTCATTCTCTTTCTCGGCAGGTTTTGCTAGCGGCTTGCTAGCTTTTGCTACCTTTTTGCTAGAAACACCCTTTTGAGCTGCGGCTTTAGCGAGCCCGCCTTTACGGCCAGCTGCGCGCCGGGCTTCACGCACCGCCTCGATATCGGCGGTGGTTTGCTGATGCTCCGCATAATCGTGGATGAAATAGTCGTTTTCGCCCTCGGCTAGTAGGGGGCGTTCGGGATCGCTATCTAAGAGCTCCTCGATAACTTCTGGCGTCCACATAGCAAGCGCTAACCGCTTCCTGATTCGCCCATCAGTGTGATGCCAGGCCGACCAAACAATCATCTCGATAAAAGCCAGCTTGGCGCCCGGCGATAACGGAAACACCTTTGGGTTACCGAAAAAATCGAGAGTGATACGGATAAACAGACGGTCATCTTTGGGGGCGGTGGCGGTCTTCGTTGCCATAATGGGTCTCCTTTTAGGCGGTGGCAGCTTGCTAGCTTTTGCTAACAACGCGCTGGAAGCTGGGGGTTTAGTGGTTTGTGGTTAGCGGATCTTGGTCGCTTAAATAGTTTTACAGATTATCGCATCTTGTGTCAATACATTAACTCATATTGAAGTGACTAAATAATTCATATTGAATATACACTTGAGCACGTAAGGTGTTGAACACATATTGTGCTGGCGATATGATCTACATATGGCGGAATCGAACATTTTTGGGCAAAATCTCGCCCAATTCAGGCAAAAAGCCGGCTGGTCGCAACTAGAAATGCGACGACGGCTAGAAGCAAACGGTCTCAAAATGCACATGACTGTACTTCGGCGTATCGAAGCCGGAGAACGGGAACCGAGGTTGGCGGAGGCGATGAAAATAGCCGAAACACTGGGCATTCCCGTCGAACTGTTGACACTCGACGCCGCATCAAACAAGCACTTAGCAGCAGTAAGCGATAGCCTTGTAGCCTTCCAAGAAACCTCAAGGGCACTCAAACAAGCCACAGAAGCACACGAACAGGCCAAAACCGAGCTTGGCGCCACCATCACCAAAGCCCGGCGCGCCGGGGTATCAGAACGGTTGCTCCTCGAAGCTACGGAGCTAGCTGGGCGACATGACCCTTTGTATACAGGGTAAGCGAAATAATCCGCAGATTGGAAAGTTTGTTCTACTTATTTTTGGTCGGGGTAATCGACGTGTGCTAGTACCGTGAGGATACCGGCGGCTAGCTGGTAGAGCTGATCCCGGGTGATGTGGTGGGCATCTCGCTTAGTTTCCGTCCTCAGGATGATATAGTCAGGGCCGCAGTGGTCAACCATCACGAATCCTTGCAGTGCACCATTTTGTAGCACTAAGAGCCCGTCCCTGTAGCCTTCTTCGTCGAGCCTGCCGTATCCTACGCTGTCTGTTGGCTGGTAAGTTGGGCTATCGGTCAGAGCCTCGATTGTATCAATGATCGTGTTGATGTCTTGGCGGTCCAGAGGCTCTGCGGGGGCGTATTTTTTGAGCCGGCCGATGGCCTCCAGCATCGGCGCTAGGCTATTTGCCGGGGCGTTCATTTTTGTGTCGTTCTCTGGTTTTAAGGTTTTCCGCCTGTAGGAGGATGACTAGCGCCATTCGGGCTAGCTGGTAGAGGTTTTTCTGCGTGATCTTGCAGGCGTCGTACTTACAGTCATCACTGACGGTGATGGTGATATCGTCGGGCCCTTGATGGCTGATCTCGATAATGTATTTTGATCCTTCTCCGATCCCTGGCAGGTCAGGAAGGAATTCCACCAGCACCCCATAGTCGTCGGGTTTATCTCGGAATTCAGGCTGGTTTAGCATCTCTTGGTAGTCGGTATCGTCTAGCAGGAAATCTATCCAGCTGGACACCACCCGTAGGTGTTTTTCATCCTCCTCATCCAGGAGGGTTGTTTCCTCCCAGAGATACTTCAGGCTGTCTAGCATTTGCTGGATTGAGGGGTGATCCGTCATTTCGTTCCTTCTTCTTTGTCCCATTCCCAGTGGAATCCGGTGTCATAGTCATGGTGGCCGCCGCGGTGCCCGCTACGCCTGGCGCAAATATGTATTTGCTGGTGCGGGTGATAGCCGGTGGCTTCCAGCGCACAGCAGCGGTTAGCCGCCTGGAGACGTTCGCGTTTCATTTCGAGCCGGAGTTTGTTTTTCTCATTTTCGTAGAGAGCATCACGGATTTCCGGGTGCCGTATCATAGGTGCCGCCTATTTTTCACCGTGTAGGGCTTGGTTGCCGGCCGGGGTGATAGTGCCGTCCTCGGTGACGTACCCGAGGGCTTCCATGGCCCGTACCCCAGCCCGCCCGGTCTTTTTGCCTGCAGCGTGCCTGCGGAGGGATCGTAGCGCTAGGCGGGATTCGTAAGTGGGGGTATTCGTGGTCATTCCTTTATGCTCCTTGTTTCGTCACTGTGACACCGGTGTCGTTGATATCGAACCGCCCATCAAGGAAACGGCTAATGAAATACTGCTGGCCTTTACCCGTGACCTTCGGGGTTTTGTTGACCGTGATGTGCCCATCAGCGTGGGTGATGACGGTTTCTTTGATCTCGAAGAGACCTAATTCCATGGCTTTCTGCGTAGGGCTGTTCCAATCAGCGCCACGGCGGGAGGTGAGGAACCCACGGGCCCGTAGCCAGGTAAAGAGCCGGTTAGCACCAATATCAATACAGTTGCCTTTGAGGATCTTCGCCAGGTCACCCACCAGGATCGAGGTGGTTGATGCGCTCACAGCATCAGCAAAAATCACCTTGGGCGCAGCCTCTTCCACCCGGGTCTCCAACGCCAAACGCTGGGCCCGCTCCTCCTTCAACTGTGTGGCTAGGCGGATAATGAAATCCGGGTCAGACAGTGCTTGGGCTGTCGCCTCCGGGGTGAGATAACCACCATGCGACCGAATCGCTGGCAGCACCTCATGGGTTACCCAACGTTTGAATTCTTTCGCCTCCGGCTTCCGGCTACGCAAGATAGCTGAGTACAAGCCAGACTCAGAGATAATCACCATTTGACTACCCCCATTGAGGGGGTGATTAGTAATCACCCCCCTTTCATCAGCGTCAATATACTTAGTCATATCGGTAGCCCGGGGCAAACCTAGAGCACGTGCTACATCAGCGGCAACCCACCAAGGGGCGCCATCGCGGGTAATAACCCGCACTTGCGTACCATTAAACGAGAATGGTGTGATTTTGTTATCCATACTATATGGGTTCCTTACTTTGTTATTAATGGGGGCAGCTAGGGTTCAACTCCGAAAACCCCTGATATGCTTGCCACGGTACGTACGAGACCATCAAAAGGGCTGGGGTTCAACTCGCAAAACTCCCGATATGCTTGCCACAGGCCCAAAAACAAGGCCTGAACAAGCAATATCAGGGGGTTTTCGTTTTACGCCGCCGGCGTTTTTTCGGCGTATAATAGCGGCCGGCCACTACCCCGTCGACGGGCATTCGTTGGTCTTCCATGCGCTCCAGGTAGCGGCCGCATGCCTCTAGTAGCGGGCATTGGCGGCAAAGATACTTTGCCTGTTCATGGCGGGCTAGCATCATTTCTTCCTTCTCCATGTACAGTCGTCCATCCCAAAACGGGAGGGCAACCTGATGGCATGGGGCAGTAAGAATACCGTCGGGAGTGAGCGGCCGCTGTTGCCGGCTGGTGGTTTTAGCGGTTGTGGTCATCTCGGAGACGCTTTACCACCCGATCATTTGGTTTTTTATCACCACCATCAGCACCAGCGGCACCAGTGATTTTTTTCAGGCAAACCCCTACCTGGCTGTCTCCGTCCAGGTATTCCATCACCGTGGTCATGAACATCACGGTCACCCTGCGGCAGTCGCGGGCGGCCATGTGGGCGCCGATTGAAACGCCCAGGGCGGTGAGAGAGATAGCGATTGCCACTATCGAGATGACGAGTACGGGATTCATTATGACTCCTTTTCGGTTTGGTTGTTTCGGATATGGGCTGCCGCATGAATTGCGTAGAGGAACGGGTGATCCAGCGACCTGGTTTCTGCATCAAGCTGGCCGAAGGGCACTAAATCGCTATGGTTTGGGTTGGTGGTGGTGCGCCACGCAGCCCACGCATCGTGGACGTCTTCCAGCGTCGTGTAGATGCCTTTAGCACGCATCAGCACCGCGTAGATCAGGAAAAGCGGCGCCGCCTCGGCTGTCGCTTCGAACCCTTCCGGCAGGTTCTCCACGATCAGGGCAGCATCCTCTTCCAAGTAGTTGAGCTTCGTCATTGGCTACTCCTTAACTTCTGTTTTTGGGGTGCCCCGTGGCTGAGGAAGACCACGGGGCACCGGGTTCCCGCCCGGCTAGTTAGGCGGGTAGCGCTCATGGCGGGGGTCGAACCCGCGTAAAACCAGGCAATTAGCTTGACCAAACACGAAACCAACAAAGCAAGTGTCTGGTTTTACCTCCCGGAGCATGAGCCTGACAGGAGCCCGTTTTAGGCCCCTGGTTAGATGCCCTCCCCGCACGAGGAAAGGGCAATTGGGTGTTTCCACTATCGAGTTCGCTGTACAACACGCCCCACGCTGGGGCCTAGCACCCTCCGGGGGGATCGAACCCCTACGCCTTTTGGGGCGGCCTACCAGGCCAGGGCTATCCTTTATCCCGCTAGCTGGTCTCAGCACCGCGGGCCAGCGAGGCGTTTGCCCACATCATCGCCTCCTCCAGACGTTCCAAGGCCAAGTTCTTTTCCCTGCTGTCATCAAGCATTGCCTCTAGATTCCTGGCGAAATTCTTAAACTGTCGGCCCACAGCGATCCGCAGCGCCCGGGTTTCATCATCCAAAACCCGGTAGTCAAACCGCCGGTCCAGCTCTTCATATGGGTCGTAGTACGGGTCAGCGCTATACGGGGTAGTAGACATTCTTTGTTTCCTTTCTGATTAGAGGTTTTAGGAGCGCTCACGCATGAAACCGTGAGCTTGCTGGAGTGCGATTTCGACTGCCTCGTCCATATCGCCGATGACCGCGGTGCCGTATTCCTGAACTATCTGTAGCGTGGTCATGACCGCATCTAGCTCACCACTGCTGTAGAAATCAATCAGCAACGGGGCTTCTTCACGCCCTGGCATTAGGCACCTCCCCCAGCAGCGGCCCAGCAATCATCACTCACCCGGGCAAGATAACTATCTAAATGCTCACGCTCGATCAGGTATGGGGACCGCGGTCGGGCGGTTTTCCGGCTGTAGGGGATCTCTCCACTCAGCAGCAGCACCCGCAGAGTTTGGCGGTGGATTTTCGTATATGCAGCGGCCTCCGGCAGTGTCAACCACTCCCCCTCCCGGCGCGGGCGGCGGCGTTTAGATGCGGGGGTTTTACAGCGGCTCATGCTCACTGCGCTTTCTCTGCTAGTGGTGCGGTGGGGTAGTTTTTCTCCCCACGTAGGCCTTGTTGGAGCCGGTCTAGCACATCATCAATGTTTTTTTGGTAGGCTTCTAGGGTTTTCCGGGTGGCTTTGTTGCGGTAAACACCTAGGGTGGCCAGCCACATGGTTAGTGTGCGGCGGTCGATCACGTACATGGTTTGTTCCCGGCCGCGTTCAGTCACCAGGGGGATCCGTTCGATTTTCGCCCAGCATGTGAGTTTTAGGCGGTCCTGCTGCGTGGGCTGATGGATGCCCAGGCTGTTACACACTGACGACAGTGTGATCCAAATTTGCCCATCAATCAGGGTCGCATCGACCGTGTTCGGGGTGCCGGGCACTTTCACTTTGAATAAATAATGCATTCGTGTTACACTTTCTCTATCGTTTCTTGTTCCGCCCCGCTGTGAAGCGGGGTTTTTGCTTTTTACTGGGCTTTACGACGGGGCGCTGGCACTTATACTTGGAGTGTGGATATCCCCTTGGTTTCCCTCATCACGGCTACTACTATCAGCGTGGTCAGCCTGGGTGTTGCTGTGGTGAGCCAGTACGATGCGAAGCGCGCTAACCGTCTTGCTGAAATTGCGAACGAAACCGCTAGAGAAAGCTTGGATGCTGCCGAAAGGGCTAACCTTGCTGCAGAACACGCCAATGAGATAGCAGAGGATGCGAACAGCATCAGCGGTAGGGCGTTGCAAGCTAGCACTGATAATCTGATCTACGAATGGGGAATCGAGCTCAGCAATAAGACTGGGGTCGGGGTCGCTACTATCACGAATGACAGTCCCCACGACGCAATGCACCTCGCCGTTATCGCCGAGTGCGAAGGCCACCCCGTTGGGGCTGTTGAAGCCGAGCGTTTGCCCGGATTCGGCCAGCTGCACCTCAACCTGATGGAAGGCCTGAATCAAACAGTCGCACGCCATGTCAGTAAGCCTGCTATCAGCAGCCAGGCTATCGTTCTCGGGGGCCGTCAAACTCGGAAAATCGTATTCCATATCCAGTGGCAGACCCCACTTGGTGTGCCTCGAAGCCACATAATCGAGAAGAGACTGCGCAACAAAAACAGGTAGCATCTCAGGCCCCATCCAAAACAAGGATTTTGTCAGGCCGGGCACCCAAATCAGCAAGAGCGTCCAAAACCGTGATAGTGGGTTTCCGGGTGTTCAGGGCGCTTGACCAGGTTTTTCTACTAATTTGCGTCTTTTCTGCTAATGCAGTATTTGAGGCTATTTGATGCATTCTTTTAACTCGATCAACCTCATTCAAATTGAGTAAATACATTCTCTCTTTAGCTTTCTTCGCGTTGATATGTAACCGAATTTACACAATCACTCATTGGGAAGCAACGTATATTACTCATGCAAATACGGCAAATAACTAAATCCCCAGCCCCCAGCACGCCCACTGAGTAAAATATTACCCAGAGTGATAGCATATTTGTATGGAGATCAAGCGATGGTTGAGCGAATCAGCACACAGGCGGATAACGGATCAGGAAATCGCGTCGATCCTTGGAGTTACACGTAAAACCGCCAACAAGCGTTTGAATGAAGGGCTGCCGTCAGATGATTTGATACGGCTATGCGATGAGCTAGGCATTAATCAAACCTTGGCGCTGGTTGAATTAGGCAGGATCAAGCATGAAGACGTGCTTGAGTATCTGGATTCGGAGGGGCAGCTCCTGGAGACCGCCGATGATGCCGCCCTAGTGCTGGAGCTGGCGCGCCGAATTGTTCCTGAATCTAAAATATTGGAGCAGACGGTAAGGCACATCCCCTCCGAAAACAAGCCTGTTGGTATCCGAAGCGCCCAGCGCAAACCTGCTGCTGATGTTTTTGATGATGATGCGATTATTGCCCAGATTAATGCGGGTGTGGAGCGGGTGGCTGCGCAGAAGGCAACTCCCCCCATCGAAGAGCATTTCACGTAGAACTTTCCCAAAGACTGGCCCGTGAGGATGTTAAAGTCAATTTTGTAAATGGAAAAGAACAGTAGGTTGTGCCTTGATGGGGAACATTACCCACTAGGCTAAGGGTATGACTGGCGAAAAAGAATGGTTCAGCTCAATGATTCGACGGAAAATATCCACTACCGAATTCGCCGATCTTTTAGGCGTTTCTCGCAGGACCGCTACGAAACGACTCAGCGAAGGCTTATCGGCAGATGAGTTGATATTAGTGTCGAGAAAGTTAAACCTTTCTCCTATTCATGCTCTTATCGAGCTTGGAAGACTTACGCATGCGGAAGTTTCTGATTACTTAGGTACTGAGGATGATCTTTTACTGAAAACGGCAACCTCGGAACAATTGATTTACAAGCTTGCAGAGAACATACTTACCCCTCAAGCAAAAATAGAACTCGGCGCTTACGGCCGAGGGCAGCTAACCCTGACAATTGATGGCGACGTAACCACTTAATCCCATATTGCCGGCCCCATAGTCATATAACTACCATTTTCCTTATGGCAAGCGGGACAAAATGGTGGCAGTATGTCACAAAAACAATCAGGAAAGACACATACAGCTCAGCCGCCAAAAGGGTAGGCGTCGACAAGTCAGCCTTTACTAGGTGGAAAAACGGTGCGCGGCCTGACCCTAATCTTGTCGTGAAATTCGCCCGCAACTACAACCGAAATGTTTTAGAAGCTCTAGTAGCAGCAGGCTTCCTAACCGAGGAAGAAGCTGATCTTCGAGAAGTTGATACAGGCGGGACAACGCTTAAGGAAGCCACCGACGCCGAGCTAACCGAAGAGCTTCTACTGCGGCTAAGGCTGCTGGAAGAAGATAAACCAATCGACATTCACAGCGACCCATGCAAAACTCCGATTGACGCTGCTGATGATTTTGATGATGATGCCATCGTCGCCCGGATTAACGCAGGAGTGGAGCGGGTAGCTGCGCAGGAGGCGACACCACCTATCGAGGAGCATTTCACATAAAAGAAGTTTTCAGGATGGGGCTGCAATTTTTTTCAAAGCAAAAACCCCCGATACTGCCTGCTTAAACCCTGTTTTCAGGGCTGTAACAAGCGTATCAGAGGTTTTCAGAGTTGAACCCCAGCAACCCCAGCCAATGGAGGGAGTTGCTCTTTGCGTGCAAAGCTTATCAGGGTTTTGAGATTTATTACACATATTTTTTCGCCAAAATTTATTGCTTCTGGCATGGTTTTGTTTCATAATTGTTTAAGTCAGTTATCAGTTTGAGGAGCCAATCATGAATGATGCTGAACAACGGCTGGAACATTTATTGCATCAGTTTGATGTTCGTCTTGTCGAGACGGGGGCGCTTACCCCACGCATGAATGCGTGCTGGCATCCCCTGACTCGCACGATCTATGCCCGGCATGGGTTGGACCCGATAACTCGGGTGTGCGCTGTTGCCCACGAGTTAGGGCATGCGTATCACAATCATGACTGCTCCACACCGGATAATGAACGCGAAGCCGACGAGTGGGCCGCTAACCAGCTGCTAGATGATGGCCTGGTAGAAGAAGCCGCGTGGGAATGCGATTCCGAGCCCGTGGCCATGGCCGCAGAGTTGGGTGTGACCGTGCACCTGCTGCGCACCTGGGAGCGCCTTTACCGCGTAGGTCGTACCCGGCATGTGAGCGCATGCGGCCTCAGCCTCAGCTGACCCTGACTCTTATCCCAAGCATTGATCTCCACTATTTGCAAAGGACACCCTGTGAGTATCACGCAAAGCATTGAAACCCTAGCCGCGAAGGTGGGTGTGAGCTAGCGACCATGGAGCCCATACTTCTTCAGGCTTCGCAGCGTCCGACTGTGAAAGCTGTTGGAACCGAGTTTTATGAAAATATTCGGGTTCCTGAGACCGCTACGTTGTTCGAGGTGGTACCGGAGCCGGATAATCCGTATGATCCTAATGCCATTAGCATCCGGTACGGAGGGCAAACCGTTGGATATATTTCTCGAAGTCGTACGGCAACGTATTTGCCGTTTATTAATCGGATTGCGGCTAGTGGGAAAACGGCCATTGTTCAAGGTAGATATAGGCGTGATGAGTATGGGTTCATTAACTTGCACTTGTATCTTCTTGCTACTGACACGGCGATTCCGCCTAACGTACAGTTAGTGCCTAAAGCGTCTTCGTATAGCGTGCCTAACGCTTATCAGGGGGACAGGAAAGGTAAAGTCATTACCCCGCCGAAGCCATCGAAGCCTGCTCCTTCTGCGTATGCCCGACCAGCAGCACTAAGCAAGATTCAACCGGCTAAGGTACCGTCCGGCACGGTAGCGCATACGGCAGCGGTGAAGCCAACTGCTGGTGCGGAAAGCGTTAAGGGCGGTAATGAAACCAAGAATAATGATGGTATTAATGGTTCTACACTGCGTAATTTAGCAATCATTATTGGTGTTGTTTTATGTGGGCTTGCACTTTGGGGCCAAGGCAATTGGGGGCGGACACTGGGGATTGGCGAAAAGGCTATTGCCTATCCAACGTCGTATAGTAATGTTATTTCGACGCTTTCGCCGGAATACAGTAGTCCGAGTAGTGAGCCTTATAATGCTGATCGGATCATGGGGTGGAGTGATAACCGGGCTCGTTATTTGTGTCATGATCGGATTAAGCAGCAGTTAAAATCGCCGTCTACTGCGAAGTTTGAGGGGCTTTTCGATTTCATTGCGGTGCAGAGCGCTGACCATAAGGATTGGATGATTCACGGGCATGTGGATGCCCAGAATGCTTTCGGCGCAACGTTGCGGACGAATTGGACTTGCACAGTGACCCCTATTGATGAGGATAATGCGATGGTGGACGCGACGTTAAGTGAGTATTAAATGGACAAGATGGCGGACATCAATGCGGCAGTTTGCCCTGTTTTTACGGGTTGACCTGTGGTGATTGGTGGACACTAGTGTGGACAATGTTGGGCCGGTAATTGGCCTGTAAATTTTTGTGGCCCTTGCTGATTTGGTGGGGGCCGTTTTCAGGAACAAGGAGCAAAAGGGGAACAAAGAATGGCATCGATTCGTAAATACAAGACCACCCGGGGGTATGCGTGGCGGGTGCAGTACCGGTCGCCTGATGGGCGGGGCCGCACAAAGCAGGGTTTCCGCACTAAGGCGGAGGCGGAGGCTTGGTCGGCTAAGAACGCCACGGATATTCATGCTGGGCAGTGGGTGGCGCCGAAGAAAACAGCTATCACGGTGGGTGAATTGGGGGATCGGTGGCTTGCTATGCAAACCCACCTGAAGCCATCAACTATGCGGACGACCGAGCAATCATGGCGGGTGCATGTGCGGCCTCGGTGGGGTGAGGTGTCGATTATGGGGGTGAGACCTAGTGATGTTCAGGAATGGGTGGCTGGCATTGATCGTGCGGCTGCGACGGTGCGGCATGCTCATGCGTGCCTGGCCCAGGTGTTGGATTTAGCGGTGCTGGACGGGTTGCTGAGAGCGAACCCGGCGCGGGGTGTGCGGTTGCCGCGGCGTGCTAAGTCGAAGAAGGTGTATTTGACGGCGAGCCAGGTGCAGTTTTTAGTGGATCAGTGTAGTCGTTATCAGGAGCTTGTGTGGGTGTTGGCGACGACTGGTTTGCGGTGGGGTGAGGCGGTGGCGCTTCGGGTGTGTGATGTGAATGAGGCGAGGGGTCGGCTTAGTATTACTCGTAATGCGGTGACGGTGGGGTATGAGGTGCATGTGGGGACGCCGAAGAATCATGAGCGGCGGACGGTGGCGGTGCCGCGTAGGGTGATGCAGATGCTGGTGCCGTTGATGGAGGGGAAGGCTAGGGATGCGCTGTTGTGGCCTAGGGAGTCGGATGGTGGGTTTATGAGGGTGCCTGGTTATGATGGGTGGTTTTATGGTGCGGTGCAGCGTGCTATGGGTGCTGATGCGGATTTTCCGTGGGTGACGCCGCATGGTTTGCGGCATGTGGCGGCGGGGTTGATGGTGGCGTCTGGGGCGAGTGTGAAGGTTGTGCAGCGCCAGTTGGGGCATGCGTCGGCGGCGATGACGTTGGATGTTTATGCGGATCTTTTTGATGGTGATTTGGATGAGGTTGCGCGTGCTATGGATGGGGTTTTGCAGGCGTCGTGGGATTGTCGTGGCGCCTAGGGGTGTTGTTGGTGTTTTTGCTGGTTGTGGGGTTTTTGGTCGCGGGTTCGAATCCTGCTGGAGGCACAACTGCCAGGCGTTTTGCCGAGTCGGTGGGGTTTTACGTTTGTGAAACTGGTGGGTGTTATGCAGGCACCGAATTCGCAGGAATTCGAATTTTTGTTCGTGACGGTTTTGGTAGTTCCAAGGCCCGCAGAAGCGAACTGTTTTTCGATACTCTACCGGAACCGCCCGCCACTCGCCGGGCCGACCAGACGCACCGCCAAGTTCGGGCCGCCGGTCCCCCACCACCGCGGCAGCTATTTTTGTTTCTGAAGCTCCGTCAGCATCTTCTCGATCCGGTCCAACCGCTCTGGCAGGGTCGCTACCGTCCGGGCAATTTCGGGGATCAGCCGAATCTTGCCGGCAACGAAGTCGACAAAAGTTTTGCCTTCCGTGGCTTTCCACCCGGTGAACCGTGGCCCCTTGGTGTCCCATTCGGGGCCGACAAGTTGGTCTAAAATCCAGCGAATCATGATCCGTTCTTCTCCTTGCTCCGGGGTTTCCGGGGTGGGTGTTGGGGTGGGGTTATTGGGTTGGCGGGTGTTACGGAGTTCCTGGGCGTAGCCGAGCACCACGTCGTAGGGGAATCCGGGGCCGGGATCGGTGTGGTTGACTTCGCGCCAGGCCTCGGAGATTTCAGCATGCCCGTGCACGCCGCGGGCACCAGCACGCAGCCGGTCGGCGTCGATAAATTCCAGGGGAATATCGTACAGTTGCGACCAGCTGGCAATCTGTTCAGCGGTCCGCCGCAGCTTTGCATCGTCGTCAAGCCAATCCTCACGGCTCATTCGCGCGTAACCGGTGAGGCTGATGTGGAGACAGCGAGCATTACCTGTAGGGCCGGCCGCGTACGGCATAAAATCATCTGTATTGCACAAAATTAAAATGCCGTCGGCGCCGGCGAGCACGTTATAGCTTGACCCATTGGCGGGGTTTGTTTGCCATTGGGCCACGGCAATGCCGTCTCGTTCTGGCGGGCATTCCACGGTATGGACGCAAATCGACTGGATACTGTCAACCGACCGGTAGCCCACACCCGGCATGTCCGCGGTGAAGTCGGCGTCGTAGCGCACTACGATCGGCCCGGACGTCTCGGGCTGCGACTGCGGTTGCGGCGCAACTTCGGACACGGGTTTTTGGCCCCAGTAAGGGTGCCAGACGTCATTAACGTCGCATTCGATACCGTCGACGGTGACCTGGCCTGCCCGCTGAAACAGGACCGCCTCGCTAGACAATTCGCCCCATGACCAGGCGATTGTCTGCCACGCCAGATGTTTCCCACCGCCCAAGTTGGCAATCACGCCGTCCTCGACCGCCCAGCTAATCACGCGAGAGTGACCGTAGATCCCGACTCTTTCGCGCCCCAGGATTTCGCAACAGGCCCGAAAATATTCGACCGCCGTCACGTTCCACTGTTCGAGCGTGATAGCGAAATCCACGGCAAAAAACACCGGGTGACTGCTACAACCAAGTTCATCAAGTTTTTGTTTGGCGGCGCGGGCGTCGGCTAACCCACCGTCGCAGCCACGCATGACGTCGGAATCGGCCTCTTTTCCGTATTGCCAGACGAAAGCCATGTCGAGGCCATGAACGTGAAAGTCATCGATTTCGGCACGTTGGATAGGTTTTCCGCGCATCCAATCCGCGCGCGGCGGGCTGATATATCTCACTGCGCCGTCGTATCCGGCGTCACGGACGGCGGCAGCCTGGGGAACCCCGGCGCTGTAATCTAGTACGGTTGCCATCGCATTTCCTCCAATTATGCAAAACCCCAGCATATTTACTATTTTGGGGTGGTAGTTGCGCCCCATAATACTGATTGACACACCCAAATTGGGGGCTCTGGGCAAGTATCTCCCACGACACCTTGGTGTTGAGTAGCACTCAATCGCGGTAATAATGACGAATTGTCACACCAAAATATGGTTAGCAAGATAGCCATATAGCAGCTTTACGACGCTCTAAAGTGCGGAAAAATAAGATGAATAATTTATAAATAACCAAATATGTAGCAAAAATGGTACGAATAAATTGCTCAACAAATCTAGGACAATTTTCCCAACCAAATAGTGGAAATGTCAATATTGAAGCTTATTCAGCCGCTGGAAAAACCCATCTACACCAACAGGTAGGAAATCAGAGAGAACACACTATCTAGCTTGGTTTTTCTTACTTACAGAGGCTAGTCATGTTTGAGGACGCTGAATAAGCTTCATTAACTGGGATTTTACCTAAAGAAGAACTTCTATCCATATGAAGCCTTGTCACTCCCGCCACTTTGTATAGTTATTTGCACAGTAATTTACCCCCTCAATTACCCCCTATTTGCGATTTTCTAAATAAGCCTTGCGAATCAAGATTTTTCCTTTTATCATTGCTTGCAGAGTTGAACCTCAGTAAGTGTCGGCTAGTTTCCGGCGCAGAATGCTCCAGCCGACGGACTTACCTCCGTCGGCTTTCTTTTTACGAAAGGATTCGCCTTGACCTCGGCAAACGTAAACTACCGGGTGGGAATCGACGTTGGGTCTTATTCCATTGGCATGGCGGCCATCGCCATTGATGACGATGGAAAACCCACGGAAATCCTCAGCGCTATCTCCCTCATCCACGACTCGGGCGTCGACCCGGACAGCGCAAAATCCGCCGCCACTCGACTAGCGACCTCGGGTGTGGCCCGGCGAACCCGGCGGCTTTATCGGCGGAAGCGTAAGCGTCTTGCCAAGCTCGACAAGTTTATTAGCTCCCAGGGGTGGCCACTCAAGGAGTTTGAGGAGTACGAGGACCCGTTTTATCCATGGCGGGTGCGGGCCGAGTTGGCCACCACCCCTATCACTGATAAGCAAGAGTTGGGCGAAAAGTTGTCCATTGCCCTGCGTCATATCGCCCGCCACCGGGGGTGGCGCAATCCCTACAGCAAGGTCACTGCCCTGTATACCGTGACGGAACCATCGGATGCCTTGATGAGCATTCAGGAACAGTGCGCAACGGAATTGGGGCGCCCCATCCCGCCAACCACCACAGCGGGCCAATTAATAGCCAGCATGAATCTGGGCAAGACAAGGCTTCGTGGTGAAGATAGCCTGTTAGCGGCCAGGCCACGACAAAGTGACAATGCCAACGAGATTCACGCCATTGCCAAGGTTCAAGGTCTTTCCAACGAGCTGGTGAAGCAGATCATTGACCACGTGTTTGCGGCCGAGTCCCCGAAGGGTTCAGCCGCAGAGCGAGTGGGTAAGGATCCCCTGCAACCCACGAAGAAGCGCGCACTGAAGGCATCGGATGCGTTCCAGCAGTATCGTATCGCAGCGCTCATCGGGAACCTACGGATCCGCGGCGGCAAGGAGAATCGACGTCTCACCGCCGAGGAAACCAGGCTGATTTTCGATTACCTGCGGAGCCTACCTGCTAAGCAAGAGCCCACGTGGCAGCTGGTTGCGGAACAACTCAAGATCGACCGCGGCAACCTGGTGGGTACTGCAATCATGACAGATGATGGTGAACGCGCCGGGGCCAAGCCACCGGTTCACGAAACCAATCGCTTGATGGAAAGCACAAAGATCAAGCCGCTTGCCGCATGGTGGAAGTCTGCCGACACCGATGCCCGAGCAGCCATGGTGAAGGCGTTGTCGAATGCCGAGGTGGATGATTTTGATTCCCAGGCCGGCGCCCAGGTGCAGGAGTTCTTTTTCGGCATTTCTGACGAAGATCAGGAGAAGCTTGACGGACTCCATCTCCCCATTGGTCGGGCCGCCTATAGCGAGGACACTCTTGATCGCCTCACCAAGCGCATGATTGGCGAGGGCATGGATTTGTATGAGGCACGACAGGCGGAGTTTAAGATTCCGAATGATTGGGCACCGCCAGCACCGGAAATCGGCGAGCGGGTGGGGAATCCAGCGGTTGATCGGGTGCTGAAGGCAACGGCCCGGTGGTTGAACGCGGCGGAACGCCAGTGGGGTGCCCCGAAGTCTGTCAATATTGAGCATGTACGGGACGCTTTCATGAGCGAATCAAGTGCGCGGGAACTTGACCGGGACAATCAACAGCGTGCAAAGCGGAATGTAAAAGTAGTGGCCGAGATGCAGGAAAAATTAGGCATCGAGGGCCGACCAAGCCGTGCAGATGTCTGGCGGTTTCAATCAATCCAACGGCAGAATGGTAAATGCGCATACTGCGAAGCACAGATTAGCTTTAAGAATTCCGAAATGGACCACATCGTCCCACAAGCGGGTGAAGGTTCCACCAATACCAGGGATAATCTCGTCGCAATATGCCACGAATGCAACAGTTCAAAGTCTAATATCGCATTTGCGGTGTGGGCAGAAAATACCTCTCGACCGGGCGTCTCTGTTCAAAATGCAGTCGAGCAAACTCGCCACTGGGTTACGGATTCTGGCCTGCGTGAATCTGAATTTAAGAAGTTTCGTAAGCAAGTGTGCGATCGGCTACAGCGTAAGGCTACCGACGAGCCGATTGATGCTCGTTCCTTGGAATCCGTGGCGTGGATGGCGAATGAGCTCCGCTCCCGGATTGCGCAAAAGTTCAAGGATGGTGACACAAAAGTCCGGGTGTATAAGGGTACTTTGACGGCTGAGGCACGAAGGGCCTCGGGTATTTCCGGCAAATTGGAATTCGTCGATGGTAAGGGTAAATCGCGGTTGGATCGCCGGCATCACGCGGTAGATGCCGCAGTTGTTGCGTTCACGTCGAATTATGTTGCCGAGACATTAGCGCTACGGTCGAATATGAAATTCGACCAGGAGCTGCGTCGCAAAGCGCCCCAATGGCGGGAATTTACTGGCTCGGATCATGTGCATCAGGTTGAGTGGACCAAGTGGAAGTACCGCATGCAGGCCTTAGCAGAACTATTGAATAATGCACTCGTACAAGATCGCATTGTTGTTATGCATAACCTGCGTCTGCGGCTTGGCAATGGTGCGGCACATGAAGACACGATTGGCAAGTTGACTCGGATCAAGGTGGGTGACGCAATCTCTACTACAGATATTGATCGGGCATCCAGCGAAGCCCTATGGTGCGCGTTGACCCGTGACCCTGATTTCGATCCCAAGACTGGTTTGCCGGAAAACCCAAATCGAACGATTCGGATTCATGGAACACATCTTACGGCTTCCGATGAGATCACGGTGTTCCCTGTGGCCGCTGCGTCTGTTCCTATCCGGGATGGGTTTGCCAAGCTGGGAGGTAATTACCACCATGTACGGTTATTCCGGGTTCCCAGCGGAAAAAAATACAATTATTTCCTTATGCGGGTCTATACGATTGATCTGCTCAAATTCCGCAAAGAGGACCTGTTTACAGTGGAGCTCAAGCCACAAACCATTAGTGTTCGCAAGTGCTTGCCAAAATTACGTGAGGCACTGGCAAATGGAACTGCGGAATATCTGGGATGGCTTGTTAATGATGATGAGTTATTGATTAGAGCTTCTTCTGCTTCTACCGAAAAACCTATCGCAAAGCTGCAAGAGCACTATGGCGCAACAAAACGATGGCGATTTGCAGGTACGGATTCGGAATCAAAAATTCTACTCCGACCGCTACAGCTCAGTGCAGAAGGTCTGCCTTCCGATGTGGAGAAAGACATCCGGGAGATAGTCGAAAAACGCGGTTGGCGAATCAGCATTAACAGCCTGTTCAATGGTGCTCGTGTGACAATTATCCGTCGAGATGCGCTTGGTCGGCCTCGACTTTATAGCGCAGCTCATCTACCAATATGTTGGGAAGTGAAATGAAGAAATGAGTGACAGTGGTTGGCAGGTCCTCGATTTCAGTGATTTTAAAGGATCGCTGACATATAAGCGGGGAAATGTCCATGTCAATAAATATGAGGATGGTTCCGAAGTAGATGTGCCTCTCGCTCATGCCGCCGTTGTCATTATTGGTGGCTCTGTCACGGTGAGTGGTGCATTGTTAAGTAAGCTTTCTGAATATGATGTCGCCCTACTTGTCTGTGATTGGCGTAAAGTGCCGGTAGCAGGGGCAATGCCATGGCGGGAGCATACTCGGATTGGGGCGAGGCAGCAGGCACAAGCAGCGACAAGTTTGCCTCGGCGAAAAAATGCGTGGGCACGGATTGTCCGGGCTAAAATCCTTGGTCAGGCCAATACACTTTTGGGTTTTTCACAAGCAGTAAAGGCTAAATCGCTTCGGAACATTGCTAAAGCTGTCCGATCAGGCGACCCCGATAACAAGGAGGCTTTAGCGGCGCGACTATATTGGTCGTCTTTTGCCCGAATGGCCGATTTTGCCCGCGATCCTGGTTCTGCCACTCAAGGGTGGAATTCGGCACTGGATTATGCATATACGATTTTGCGTGGTCATGGTATTCGGGCTATCGCTTCTGCGGGTCTCAGTGGCACATTAGGGGTGTTCCACCGGGGTCGTGGCAATCCGTTTGCACTAGTTGACGATCTCATCGAACCTTTCCGACCAGCAATTGATGATTTTGTGTTTCACCATGTTGCATCGGATGCCGAACTCACTCCTGATATACGCCACCAATTGGTTGCATGCTGTGATCGAACATTCTCATCGAATGGACATTCAATCCCTACGGTTTTCACCTCGTTTGCCCAAAACTTTGGAATGTATGTAGAGGGTGACACGAATGAACTAACTACCCCTGTTTGGGAGGGTCCGTTCGATGCCGAAGAAGAATAG